TATAAGCCACGCATCATATTCATTCATTCCAGTATTTTGAAGTCCGATATTTTTATTAATTAAATTATCCATATTATATAATATTATATTAATAAATATCTTAACTCTAAATAAAAACCCACATGCGCACGTATATACACAATTGTGTACATAGAATAAATGGGGAACATTACATTCCCCATCTACCTTTGTCTGTCTATTAAAACAACCTTACACGTTGTAATTTTGTTTTATTCAACTAGGTCAAAGATTAATTCTGTATAGTCTTTTGGTATATCAGCTTTTTTACTTTCAACTGAAATAACATCTCTCGCCCAACTACCAACTAATTCACTTTCCCCTCTAAAATCTCCACCACCTCTGCCGTTGCCCTCGCAAGTTAACAATGGTAATGGGTGTATTCTCCAACCGTCTGCATCTGTTGGTACTTTTGTTTTATCAACAAATTGTTTTTTGTCGTGGTTAACAATGTACTTCGCTTTTGCAATTGGTAACACTTTAAAATCCTCAATATTATGAGTATTTGGTCGCAATTTTGGTGCTGAACATTCTGCAATACTTTGTGTATTCGCACCGTTTTTTTCCAAATATTCCAATTGGTGTTCGTTTTCAACCAACAAATCAATTACTTCTTTTGATAAGTTCTCAAATGGTTCATTGTCCGCATAGTCGCCAGCCCAAACAATTGGTGTTTTGTGGTATGGTCTACCCTTTGTTAACAGACTTTCAATGAATCCAACAAAAGTGTTTTTCATCCATGAATGCTCCATTAGTTTAAGTCCACTTCCGAAGTCGTGAGAATACGCAAACCCTATCGGTGTTTTTTTATCCTCTTTAAGCAAAATTGGTGTATAATACTGTCCCATGTTTTTAAGTTTTAATTATTAGACATTACAAAGATAATAATAATATTTTACAATTCCAAATTAATTGGCACATCTTTTTAAAGTTTTTTCTTGGTCTGTTTCGTATAGTTCTGCAACAAACAAAATCTCTACCAATGTTTCTTTTGATAACTCCTCATAAGTTAACTCATAATCATCAATCGGGTCGCTACTAAAACTATTTGGGTCGTAAACATTAACCTCAATAGTTGTGCCGTTAAAGTATTCAGCCAACCCTACATAGTTTCCCATTTCGTTAACACAGATTCCCTCTGCACCCACAACTTCTCCAATACTAAACGTACCGTAATTAGCAATAATGTTTTTAATGTTTTTGATAATAGTTTTCTTTTGCATAACTTATTGTTTTAATTATTAGACACTACAAAGATAAGTATAATATTTGAATTATCAAAGAATTTTATGAATATATATTAAAATTTCTTCTTCTGAAATTTCATCATTCATATCATCAGCAAGGTTTAACAATACCGTATCAGTATCTTCATACATTGCTACTTTCAATGTAGATAGACTACCATAACGTTCCATAATTGCTTTTAAGATTTCCATAACTTATATTATTTTAATTAGACAATACAAAGATAAGGATAAGTTTTCACTTATCCAAATCTTTATGCAATTATTTTTACCAATTAAATTTGCTTTTAAACGATACTTTTGATTCAATCCACTTCATTACCTCATCAGCATAGTAAGACGTTGTTAAATCGAATAAAAACCAATCTATTTTACTTCTAGCATCACTATCACTGGTTGATACTTCTAAACGATTCCATTCTTTCGCTTTGCTTTGGTCGCTACCTTTACCACAACCCTTTGAGTAATCCCATTCTTTAGCAATAACAGCCACTTTATTTGCAGTTGTTTCAATGGTAATAACTCCACCTTTGCAGTACTCACCAATCTTAAATGTTTTTGTTGCCATGTTTCTTGTTTTAATTATTAGACACTACAAAGATAAGAATTTATTTTGACAATTCCAAATTTATATGGATATAAGATATAAAATATTCTGTTAAGTTATCGAAATATTGGTCGTTAACTTCTTCCATAAAGTCACTTAAACGAAAGATACTAACATCATCAAAAGCATCATCTTCATCAAGTTCTTTATTAATTGTTTCTCTAGCAATCTCTCGGCTATCGAATTTTTGATTTTCAATAAGGTTACAAACCTTTCTTGCATTATTGTAATCAACTGAAATAAGTACGATACAAGTTTCCATAAGAATATGTTTTTAAATTAGACACTACAAAGATAATAATAATTTTAGATATAAACAAATTCTTTGAGAAAATATTTGTACAAATCTCTAATTGTTTTTAATCTGTTACAATATTGTGCGTCTTGCGTTGCATAGCCATCAACAAACTTGATAACATTACCGTCATTGTACCACTCCTTAAATGCTTCCTTATTCATAACTCATTGTTTTAATTAGACAATACAAAGGTACAAAATAAAAATGACACTACCAAATGATAGTGTCATTATTTTTATATTATTTTATATTATTAGTTTTCTACCTTGTTCAATTCCTTGTCAATGATAATAACAAGTTCAAAGTTTTCATCTACCAATGCAAGTTCTTTGAAGCGTTCCAATGCAAGTTTATGGTAATTGCAATCCTCACTTGGATAGTGTTTGTGTTTGTATGCAAGGTCAATCATTGTTGCAACATAATCATTCAATTCTTTATCATCTTCATCAATATAATCATCAGTAAAGATTTCTTGGTTGCAGTCGAAATAATCTTCGGGTGTACCATATTGAATATCCATAGCCATTAAATATGCTTCTTCACTACCACCATCAGGTATATTAGAATCCATTTCTTCGCCACCCAATAAGGTATATTCTCCAACATTGTAACCAAAATCTTCATCAGCATATCTCACTTCAAAAGTTACTTCGGGAAACATTAAACTCAAATTAACCAATAGGGAAAATGGTGTACTCCACGCAGTTTGAAACTCAATTACATTTTCATCAATTTGAACTTGTTCATAAGCATTCCACTTTGTACCCCAATTTTCAATTTGCCAATTATACCAATCAGCGTAACCAAATTTCTTTCTGTACTCATTAGCCAATTCAGGTGTCAACCCTCTTGACAACCCAAAATTCTTTTCATTATCAGTTAGGTTTCCCTCGGCAATTCTTTTCTCTTGTTCATCGTATTCTTTTTGTGAAATAATTTTCGATGGACTTTGTGTATTCTCCAATTCTTTTGGTATTGGTGCAATCTTATTAAAGTCGATAAATTGGTCTTCACGTTCTCCTTTAATTGCTTCAGTAACTTGTTTTACTTGTTCTTCAGTTCCGATAATTGTTAATCGGTTTGTAATGTGATTTGGCATAATGATATGTTTTAATTATTAGACAATACAAAGGTAAGTATTTATTTTGACAATTCCAAATTTATTTTGATTTATTTATTTGTTCCAATGTTTCATCACTCAAACCAACGAATAAAGTAATACTATCTTCGCCGTCATTCCACACTTCAACATTGTCAAAATACAAATCGGTTTCCTCATCTTCTGGGTGACCTACATTACCCAAGAATGTAATTTCTGCATCGGGTTTATTCAGTTCCTCCAATTGCTTGATTAAATCTTTTACTTTCATAAGAATATGTTTTAATTATTAGACACTACAAAGATAATAATATAAAATGATATATCCTAATAAGTTGCAATAAAAATGCAAAGTTCTTCAATAAAAATTAATCTCAAATCTAACATTTCAGCAACTTCTTTTTCATTTTCAATAGCTTCTAAAACATCAGTATCATTCATTGATATATAAAAATAACTAATTTCAGCTTCATCTATTTTATCCCCAACTTCTTGAAAAGTATCAGTTGGTAAAATATTCGTATCACACATACGATTAAATTCTTGTAATGACCATTTGTTAAATTCAGTATTCATAACTTATTGTTTTAATTATTAGACACTACAAAGATAATAATATTATTTCATATATCCTAATTTTTTAACAAAAAAAAAAGGAAACATTTCTGTCTCCTTTCTTCTCTTTGTTTTGTCAATTTAAAACTACCATTATGGACGTTTTGTAGTCAGGACAGGAATCGAACCTGTATGTGAGTTGTTTTTGTCTTATTTTAACACGGGGTGCAAATAAATGACACTATCACAAGTACCTCACTAGCCTCAAGAAACTTAGCGTCTACCATTCCGCCACCTGACTATTTGAGGGAGAGAACCCCTCCGTGTTGTTTTTATTCCACACAACTCTCGTTAGCGGCAATTGGAAGACCGCCACCTAACAACTTGTTCATCGTAAAAATAACCCCAGTTTTTAGCCCAAAAAACGCCAACAGAATGTTTGTTAGCAAATTCACCTTGTAGGGTTAAACCATTGGTTGTTTCAAATTCAACATTCTCGTCTATTTTAGGATAGACAATGTTCCTGTTTTCGTTTTTTGACCCGTAGAAATCAAACCAACTGCCGCTAACAGCAGTTTGGCAAGATGCGGGGTTTTCGTTTTCTAAAGACATATTGTTCTAAATTTTAAGTTAAGTAATTCTAATCGGCTTTGGTGCTGAAAGTCCCGCACCTCGCCAAGCTGCCAAGCGTTATATCATATTCCTTTCTCAAGAGAACAACACCCACAAACCTCGCACTTGTTCGGGAGCATCTAACCCTCCAATCGTATTTTGTTTTACAAAGATAAGTATAATTTTCGATATAAACAAATTTTGATTAGATTTTTTCATTCTATCCACATATTTATTAGTATGGAAAATAAAATTTGTACTTTATGTAATGAAGAAAAATCAATAACCGAGTTCTATCAACAAAAAGGTAGAAAAAATGGTTATTCACAATGTCGTCAATGTTTCAATCAATACTGTATTGAACGTTGGAAACTACGAAAGATAGATGCTATTAAATATAAAGGTGGTTCATGTGTTGATTGTAATGTTACTTACCCAACTGCACCTTATGTTATATTTGATTTTCACCATTTAGACCCAACAATTAAAGACGTTGATTGGGGTAAACTTCGTTTACGTTCTTGGGATAAAATTGTCAAAGAACTAGATAAGTGTGTATTACTATGTTCTAATTGTCATAGAATACGACACCATATCGAGTAGCCCCACCTAGAATCGAACTAGGAACTAATCTTTAGAAGAGATTCGTTATATCCATTTAACTATGGAGCCATGTCCGTTGCTCTATCCAACTGAGCTACGAAGCCAATTGTGGACCACCTTGGAATCGAACCAAGCACCTACTGATTATTTTCCAAAATTAATTTAATCTTTTCTTTAGTATAATCACAATTATGTTCCTCTAAATGACAATTAGCACATAATAAATCACATTTATCAACTTCATTAAGTATTGTTTCCATTTTTAAATTACCAAGTGCCCTAGCATCTAACCCAAATTTTTTATCATTTGGATTCCTATGGTGAAATTGTAATGCGGCTAAATTTTTATTATATCCACAAACTTCACAACCACCACCCTTTAACTCAATCAATTCTAGTTTTCTTTTTAAACTTCTAATTGTTTGTGAATGATAAGTGTTAGTTTGTTCTTTAACACGATGATAATGATGTTTTTGTTTACAAGTATTACCACAATACATTGTTTTTTGTCCACTTAACTCAATTGAACATACTACACATTTTTTAGTACTCATAGTTTCTTTTAACTATAAATATCTAAAAAATTATGAAAAGACTCATAATTCAAAGAACTTTTTTGAGTGGTCTCGTAGGGACTCGAACCCTAAACCTCATCGTTATGAGCGATTTGCGCTAACCAATTGCGCCACAAGACCTTAAAAGGCTCTAACCGAATGAGCTAGAAGTCCGATTTCTTTTACAAAGATACTAATAAATATTCAACTTTGCAAATTATATAAACAATTTTCTACAATTAAATCCCACGTTGCCGTTTCATCATTGTCAGCTTCATCATCGTACATTTCCAATACTTGATTAACTTGTCCAATGGTAATATCCATTTTCAAATCAATTGCAACTTGTGCAACGTCTTGTGCTGTAATTTCTGTTGTCATGATTTATAGTTTTAATTAGACAATACAAAGATAAGTATAATATTTCAATCTACCAAATATAAAACGATATTTTTTTATACGTGTAACGCATAAGCCAATACGTCATAAATTTTTCCTTCGTATTCGGTCAAAATCAAACCATCACTTAAATAGTATTGTACCCCATTCCATTCAGTACACTTGTTGTTATCCATCATCAATTCTACATAATGGTCAGGCTCATTTTCCTCAACTTCTAGTCCATGATTGGATAAAAATTCCTCAACTTCACTATCAACCAACAAATCTAAATTGTCGCAATAGTCCTCAATGTATTCTTTAACATCACTAATACCAATGATACTAAAATCAAAGTCCTCATTCTCAACTGCAATGTTTCTTACTTTGTTGATTAATTCTGCATCACTTGTTAAGTTAGCAATTACTTTACCCTCAATGTTGTTTACAAGACTATACATAATAATAAGTTTTTAAATTAGACACTACAAAGATAAGGATAAGTTTTCACTTATCCAAATCTTTTTGCAAATTTATTTCAACAAAATTGTTGCGATTGTTACTGGTGTTCTTTTGATTGGTGTTGCACCACAATTAAACCCAATGATTTCAAATTGTGGAATACCCTCATTTGCTTCAATTGGTGCATCGTGGTAAGCAATATCAACACAGTTTGCTCTTTCCATTACTGAAACTGTAATTCGTTTACCATTTTTTGTTTTGATTGAAATTGTTTCATTCTCATTTTCACATTCAATAAATTGGTGTGGAAACTCTCTATTAAAGATTGAGAACCCTTTGAACGCATGAATGATTTGCATCATCTGAATAAAGAATGGTTTGCTATCTTTGTCGTTTGATTGGTTTGTTACAACCCCAAAGTTTTCATCAGTATCGCAGTTGTTGATTGCCCATACAAATGAAGCCAAATCTCTTACTGTTGCAGTATAGTGTTGGTTCATTTTCACATAGTAACCGTCAGACAAAATAATGTCTTTAACATTTCTTGGAATCTCGTATTCAAATTGATTGCTCATAACTTATTGTTTTAATTAGACAATACAAAGATAATAATATAAAACGATATATCCTAATTTATTTCAACATTTTTTTCACTTTGTCAAAATGTTTTTCAATTCGTGTTACAAATGATAATGCTTGTGCCTTTGTTTTTGCATAGGCAAAGAATTGACAATATTCACTATCGAATTCAATTGCATCACATTTTATCTTATCTTGAATGAATTCTTCAAAATCATAAGCTGAATCAAATTCAACAATGGTTTCACTTTTCTTTGCATTTCCAGTAATGGTAAAATTACCACACTCTTTTTTATCATCAAAGACACTCAACCCAATTGGGGATACATAGATTGCTGACATAGTATATTGTTTTAATTAGACAATACAAAGATAAGGAGAATATTTCTATTCTCCAAATCTTTTTGCAATTATTTTTTACCAACGAATATAAACATAATAACTTGGACTACAAATTGCAACCTTAAATCCTTTTTCTTCAAGGTAAGGTTTCATTTTGGTTTCAACCAAATCTTGTAGGTTTCCACGTCCAAACAATTCAGTTACAACTTTGTTGTGTGTATCATCATTTTGATAACTACCAATTGATAACTCATTCTTTTTTAAATTCTCTGCAACTCTAACCATTCTTGGATAAAGTACTTCATTGTAAACTCTATCAAACTTTAGTCTATCAATATCAGTAATTTCAGACACTAAACTTTTTAATTTTGCGATATCATTCATAATATATGTTTTAATAATTAGACACTACAAAGATAAGTAAAATAAATGACACTACCAAATGATAGTGTCACTTTTTTTAAATTAATTTTTTAACATTCAGCAGTAAAACCACATTGTCCGTTTTCTTTGATACTATCACGTATCTTTTTTCCCAAACCTAAATCAGCATAATCACGCAATTCATCTTGGGTAATTCCAGCTTCTGCCAACATTTTGTCGTTGTAACCATTGTGCTTTTCAAAGAACTTCTCAATGAGTTGCAACTTGTCGCCCAAACTATCCTCAATGTTTTTGATTTCCAACTCAACATCCTCAAGGTTGTCCTCATCAAAGTAATATTCCAAAGTACTTGGTTGTTCACCTGTTACTCCAAATCTGTCTGCTGCATCACTCCCTTGTAAAGCGAACCAAAACTTTCCGTCAATGTCGCCACTGTAATAACGTCCCATATTTTTATGTTTTTAAATTAGATAACAAAGATAAGGAGAATATTTCTATTCTCCAAATTTTTATGCAATTATTTTTTAATTAATATTAATTTTTATTCGTGTATTGTTATCAAAATCACAATCAACCTTAATATCGTGTTTAGTTAATATATCTGTAATCAACTTTCCGTCACCACTCCACGCTAAATGACATTCTCCACTTTCTTCTAAATCATCAGCGTCTTGGTTATGATAAAATACAGCCATATTATCTTTTTCATCAGGTACTTCCGACCAACCACAAGTTTGGCAACAAGTATGGTTTTCTTTTGCAAAGTAACCTACCTTTCTTAGTTCTGCAAAAGCATTAGTTAAGTTTTCTCTTTTCATAATTTATTGTTTTAATTATTAGACACCACAAAGATAATAATACTATTCTATATTTCCAAATTTTTTACCAATTATTTTTCATCACCATAAGGTGCATCATTAAAACTTACATAACTACAATTCTTACATAAATCCTGGTCATTCACATCAAAATCCATTTCCTCACGAATAAAACCACCACCACAATTGTCGCAACAATAATTATTTTCAGTTACAACATTCAAATACTTATATTTCTTTGGTTGAGTAATCTCAAAGTCAAACTCATTTACCATTTTAATGACTTCTGACGACTTTAAATAATAAAAGTTACCTTTGTCATCTATTACACAAATCTTATCGTTTACAACGTTAATTTCTGTAATCTCTTGTCCATTTAATCTGTTCATAATAATATGTTTTAAATTTATACTACAAAGATAAGGATAGTATTTTAATCTCACAACATACTATTGTTAGCATTATTGTAATTTTATTGCATCTAAATATACTATTGTATAATTTAGTATTATATATTGTCTATAATCCATTTCAGCATCTAACCATACCTCACAAAGTCCAATATAAAAATCATCAACATATAATTCAACATAATCATCTTTATATAATTGATAACTCAATTGCTCATCGTTGGTATATTCAACCTCATCAAATTCATTAATTAAATCGTACATAATATTTGTTTTTAAAAGTTATACCACAAAGATAAGGATAACATTTAACCCCCACAACCGACAATTGTCTACATTGAAAAAAAAAATAATATAAAATAATATGAAATAAATTTGGTAGTGTCAAATATTATACTTACCTTTGTTATGTCAAAGGGGCTGACACTCACAAGGTGGTAGTAGAGTAGACTCCAACCTACCTTATATTTTTTTTTAGGTATATAAAAAAAATTTGCAAAGGTACAAAATAAAATCGACCCATGCAAATTTTTAATCAAAAAGTTATTAACAAAATGGTGGGGGTATTTTTCAACCCCCATTCCATTTATGCCATTACCAACCCCAACTTGTTAAGGGCAAATTCCAACCCTTGTTCGTTTGTGCGGTAGTTAGTTCCCGTCATCATGCTTTCCTCACGTCCATTCTCACGTCTAGGTGCTGACTTCTCATGTGTAGTCCATGAAGTAACCCCACTAAACAAACCAAACATATTCATTCCTTTCTGATTCGTTTCCTTTGTAATGTGGCTATACAAAGTTTCCATTGCGTTCAAAGAACGTGTAGACAACTCACTTTCTGTCTTAATAGACATTAAGCGGTCAAAACCTAAAATGTGTTTAACCATTTCATCTGCCAATGCTTTTGTAATTGGTGTAGATTGAAACTGTTTGTACGTTTCAGTCAAATTAAGGCTCTCTAACAACGCTTTCTCAATAAGGTAAGGTATTTCCTTAATACGCTGTGTTAAACTAGCTGTGTGACGTAATTTTGACTGTCCACTTTTGTAAAACTTAAAGAATTGATTACTGCATGACATTACAGTTTCACCAATACCAACTGACAATCCCGTAGAACCGTCATTACTGTCGATAATTGTAACATATCTTTTGATACGTTCGTCACCAACTTTTGCCATTCCGTCAATCCCCAATTGGATAAACACTTTACGTCCACCGTTCAATGCACCCGCTTTTGATACTGACAACTCACCAAAACCTTGCATACCGTTAAGTACTAGTTCAACCACCTCATCATTTTGAGATACTGTGTAACCTTCTTTTACAGAATTGATACACTCACCTGTTTTGTCGTTAAACAAACCGTAGAACGGTGTAGGCTTGCCCGTAGCAGACAATAACTGTTCTTTCTCAATACGGAAATCTAGGTTGTGCGCAACTAAGATTTCATTCACTTTGTTTTTTACTTCGCTCATAATAAATTGTTTTAATTGATTAACAGTACAAAGATAATAATACTATTCCATATAAACAAATATAAAACGATATTTTTTTAATTTTTTTTTCATACAGTAATAATAGCGCACGCACGTATACAAAATAAAAATGATATATCCTAATTTTTTTTGTTAAATTTTTATATGAAATACTAGTGTACCCTAAATATAAAAATAATTTAAAAAATCACCATTATGAACCCTACGATATATTGTTGTATAATGAAATTTCAAAATCCTAGTTGCATCTGAAATACTTTCATAAATTACACCATCAATACTTATGGGTCTTTTTATTGCATTATCACTTATTTTTTTTTTATGTTCTTTTGATAAAGTTTTACCTAAATTAGCTTGTCTAATTTTTTCTTTTGTTTCTTCCGTTGTAATCCTTTGATAACCATCATTTCCACCAGATTTTAAATTTGTAAGCTTATCAAATTGCCTAATCCAATATTTTTCTTGTATTTCCCAATTATCAAGTGTGCATATTTCAACAATATTCATTATTGGTTTTAAACCCTCATTTTTAAGTGATTTAACCCATGAAGCCTTATGTGAACCTCTTTTATCGTATAAATGTTGTTTATAACGTCTTTTAATGTTTATTGTTTTACCAACATAACGAACTTCATTTGTTATTGGGTGTGATAGTGTGTAAATATATATTTCCATAATACTCTTTTAATATAAATATATAAAAAAAATAAAAAGTACACAAAGGTCTACTCTTTCACATGCTTGTGACATGCGACCCGTCCTATCGACCCAACAAAGGTAAATAAAAAAAAGCATAAATCCAAATGAAATATGCTTTTTTATTAATTATTTTTTACTTATCTTTGTGGTTAATTACCATTCATGTTCTTCATCGAATTCGGGATTGTATGGACATTCAATATCATCTTCAATTGATTCTAAATTCTCATTGAATTCATATTGTATCTTTTCGGACATTCTTATTGAAGTCAGTTCAATAATATCGGATTCACTTGCGTTCTCATCAACAAGGATTCTTGTTTTCATTGTAATCGTTACTAACTTTGCTACTTTAGACATAATATTGTTTTATATTGTTTGTACTCACTCACACACGCACGTATATACACAATTGTGTACATATATCGCTATTGAGGTATATGTTCTCTAATGAAGTTATCCATATACTCCTCAAAGGATTCATCTTCCCAAGTTTTATCTTGACTATATGATTGGACAAACTTATCTGCCAATTCATAAATCTTATCGAACTCTTGCCACAATGATTGTTTGTTGTAACCACCCCAAAAATAAAATGCTACAAATAATGCTTTATCGTTTTCCATACATCAAAGATAAGTATAATATTTTAAACCACCAAATTTATTTTGATTTATTTTTCACCTTGCGATTCAACCCAACGTCTAAATGCAATTATAACATCAGCATCGTTCCAATCAATTGGGTCTGCGGTTTCACAAACATCTTCATAACAAAATTGTACAATGTCCTCATAATTGTCAGGAACGTCCATACCTATTCTTACAAATAAATCAAAAAGAATTTCCTCAATCTCATCTTTCTTTTCAACCGTCCAATTCATTATAACTCTTTCAATATATTTTCCATGGACAATTATGTCACCCAACCCAACACTATCTGTTGGTAGCACCGTTGCTAAACAATAATCTAAGATTTCTTGTCTATGGTTCTCTGCGATATTTTCTTCGGTATCAACCAAACGATATACAAACTCCCTAACTTCATCACTAGGAACATCATTCTCAAATGCATGAATTAATTTT